CTTTCCTCCGCCTGCTCCTGGGTGTCGTAGCAGCCGAACGATCTCGTCCCGTCCTCGGAGTAGACGCAGTAGCGGTCCCCCTCCAGGCGGATGATCTTCTCCACCGCCGGGAACACATCCCCGACCTTCGATCCTGCGGGGACCACGCGCAGCTCCCACCCTTCGGCGGTCAGCATCGTGACGATATCGGCGACGGAGTAGCCCTCCAGTTGCGCCTGGCGCAGCGTGGCGACGACATCCATCGGCAGCCCGTAGGCGGCGACCTTCTCCACATCGACAGTCTCCCTGCCGACCTCCACCGTCAGCTCCGACCAGTCGCAGTCGCACTTCTCCAAGTGGGCGGCGATCTCGTGATGGACCCGGATCAGGCCCTCCCCAGGCTCGAATCCGGCAGCATGGAATCTCGCGTGCGCTTCCTCGTACTTGCTCATGCTGCCTCCAAGAGAATCGCCTGGCAGACGCAGTTAGGGTGCGCGGCAGGCATCATGTTTCCGTTTGAGAATGGCTGATTCCAGGGGACGATCTGCCCGTCCATCGGCTGACAGACCTCGCAAGGATCGTAGGTGATCCACTGCTTCCGAGCCCGGGGAGACGCGAATCCCTGCGAGATGGAATCTTCCCATCCCGCGTTCTGGGCGGCGTGGATCTCAGTCCGGGCGATAGTGCGGGCCCTCACGTTCAGGAGCCGCTGCCGGTATCGGTCCGCTGCCCGGTCAGCGATCTGCCTAGCTTGCTCCGCTGATCTTCCTGCCCGGATCTGATCGTTGAATGTTTGCGTCCAGGAGTTATCGACGGCCCTCGCGTAGCGTTCATGCAGGCCTACCGTTCGGGAAAGCCTGCGGGCGAGATCGTCGGTGTCCATCATCCCCGCGACAGAATCCGAGACGAGGGAGCGGATCGTTGCCCGCATCTCCTCGCTGATCTCCACGATGAGATTCGATGAACGTTCCCCGGCCCACCGGACCGCCTGCTCGTCAATCAGATCCATCCGAAGATCCATCCGAGGGGAAGCGGGCGAGGCGGCGTTAGCGAAGGCATCCTGGACGATCTCCGAGATCTTGCCTAGCTCCCGGGTGAAATCATCCCACGGGAAGTTGTTGTGGACCTGGGAAAGGGCCCCGCTGTTCAGGATGTTCCGGATCTGCGAGATCGACAAGCCAGTCAGCGTAGCGACCGCCGAAAGGAACTGACGGCGAGCCGCGTCCTCCTCAGCGCTCATGGCCCACTCACACCCGCAGGGGGCAGCCCAGCGACCTGACGCAGATACTGCTCCAAGGCCTCGTCCGGGGTGAGGGCCCCGGAGATTGTCATCTTCTGGATGAAGTCAGCCAGGCCAGGCAGATCCACCGAAGCGACCTCGCCGTAGGTGAGCTGCGGAGGAGTGGTCACCGAGATCCCGTTCAGTTCGAGCAGGCGGGGGATCGCGTGGGTGTTGACGACCTCGGCGATGTTCTTAGCGATCGCATCAACGCTCATCATCCACAGGTCCACCTTCGACGCTCCCAGGGCGAAGGAGCCGACGCTCTCATGCCCGAGCATCACGAAGTCCGCGATCATCGACTGAGCGATGGAGCGGTCGTACCGCTGGATCGTCTTGTCTGTGTCGAACTGTCGGGAGCCTCCCGAGGTCAGGAGCCGGAGGTCGAAGATCTTCTTCCCGTTCGCGTCATACAAAGCGGGGAAGACCACTCCCTCGGCTTCGTTCCGCTTGATGTTCGACACGATGTCCTGGACCGCCGCGAGGACAGCCTTCTGCTCGGCGGTCGCGCCGGAGGACAGATACTCCGGGGGGACCTCGGCGACGGGCAGGCCAGCGAGATCCCGCTCGATGCCGATCGCTTCGATCTCCTGGATCCGCTTCTTGAAGAACCAGGATGTGTAGGCGGAGCGGAGAAGGGACCGGCCCTCGGGATTGTTCTTCTGAGTGGTCGTGCGGAACAGCAGGGCCTTGTCGATCGGGATGGAGAAGATACCCGCGCCCGAGGGGTCAAGCTGCTTCATCCCCTGGATGCCGCCGTCCTTGTCGATGATCCACTCGTACAAGGATTCCTGGGCCCGGACAGGCCACTTGCGCCACCCGATCCTGTTGTCGGAGAACTTCGAGCGATACTTCGGGTCCTTCTGGCTCGGGCCCTTGCGCTGCTTGTAGACGACCTCATGGAACGACCAGCCGTAGATCAGCATGCTCATGATCTGTGAAAGGGTCGCATCCCACGAATCGGACATATCGTGGAGGCAGCCGTTCACGAACTCCGCTGTCTCCTCCGCCCCCGGCTCATCCAGGACCGGGTTCACCTGCCACTCCAGGCGACCGACGACCTTCTCAATCGCGAACAAGATCGCGCCGACGATCGGATCATTCTCCGACATCTCCCGGAACGCCCGGACAGATTTCGCCCCCGCCAGGCTAGGCAGAATCTCGTCGTCAATAGTTCCCCCGGAGCGGCGTAGGCCGGTGACGCCGATCTCGCTCATGTCATTCGCCATGCTCGCTCCTCACCATCTGCCCGCACAAATACAAAGCCTGCTCCTCGTTGAAGCCCGCCTTCTGCATCTCCATGAACACCTCGTGGAGCTGCGCTGACGCTATCGCGAGAGGAGTCATGTGGGTCACCCCCCTACTGTATCCCCTCAACCCCGGTTAGGGTTGGGGCCAGAACGGGGGACCCTGCGGGACGTTCTCCGACCAGCCGAGATTCAGGTGAACCTCGGTCGTCTGATTGCCGATGTTCTGGAACGACATCACATAGTCGGTGTCGCTCTTCAGGGTGTGGATCCTGGACTGCGAGAGCTGCCCTCCCGCTTTCGCCGCCGTCCCGACATACTCTCGGGCGATCGTCGTCCCGCCCGAGAGATTAGCGACGTTCTCGAAGGTGACCGTGTGCGTGTCGCTGGCTTGCCGATTCAGGTTCCTGCCGACGACGGAGGAAGCCGAAGCCGTGTAGGTGGGGCCTTCAATCAGAGCCGCCTTCACCGCCGCCTCGGTGGAGGAGATCTCGTAGAAGTGGATCCGGACAGTCACCCCGTTCGTTACCAGGGCCAGGCTCAGGGTGACCCCGGAAGCAATCGACAGGTACTCCGAGACGAGGAAGATCCTCCCCGCCTTCGCTAGGGCGTCAGGCTCCCGCGAAGCCTCACCGAAGGCCCGCTTCTCCCAGAAAGTCGCCACGCCCCAGGATAACAAGCCGAGGGGGGATCTAGGAGCCGTAGATCGCTCTCCTCAGATAGGAGCGGATCGTTCCGTTCGGGGAGATCACTTCTTCCAGGATGGGCTCCGGAGGCGGAGGGAGGGGCGGGAGGGCCATCATCGTCGGCTCCCCCTCCTCGAATCTGTGGCATGGGCATTGGACCCGGCGATACGGATGGAGGGCGTTCCTCACCGCCGTTCCGCATCCGATCGGCTGCGCGTGATGGACATCGGAATCGTGCCCGCAGTTCCGGCAGATCACCACTCCTCATCCCAGTCCTGCGCGTCGTCCAGATCTTTCAGGGTCAGCGCCATCCCCAGGACAAGGATGGCCCCGGACGCGAGGACCCCGAGAAGGAAGATCGCCAGGATCCAGCCCATCACCGGCCCTCCTCCACCAAGCTCGCAATGTAGAGAGCAGCGTAGTAGACCCGGTTCTTCGCGTGAGGATTCAGAAGATCAGCGGTGCTCTTAGCGATCCCGGAGATCCGGATGATCTCCTTCGCCCACGCGATCTCGTCCTCGTTCATGACCGAAGATAGATCTCTGCCGCGAGGATCCCGGCAGCGAGGCCAGCGAGGAACGCGATCCCGAAGATCATCGGTCCTCCCTTCCCCCTAGAACGGAGGGATGTCATCCGTCCAGGGATCATCTGCCGCCTGCTTCGGGGCCTGAATATCGGCCCTACCCATATGCTGCCACCGATCCTTCTTCAGCGACGGCCCAATGTTGTAGGCCCGGACCTTCAGCAGCAGGATCTCCCGACCGTCCTTCGTGGTGATCTTCTCGGAGTAGAGCCTGCCGGTGATGATGACCGCGTGGCCCTTCCGCAGGGATTCGACGGCGCACTCCCCGAGCGACTCCCACGCATCGACGGAATACCAGGTCGTCTCAGACTCCACCCACTTCCCGTCGTCGCCCTTGCTGGATTTCGAGGTGACGACCGACAGGGATGCCACCGCTTTCCCCGTCTTCGTGAACCGCATCTCCGGGTCCGAGCCCAGGCGTCCTTCAATGGTGATGTTCGCGCTCATG